GGCGCACCATCTGCACCTGTGTGTTCTTGCTTCACAGTCTCAGCCCAGCGCATCTGTGTCTTTGTCCACCAGATAAGGCTTGTGGTGTCTCCACCCACGGCTTTGCCATATAGCGTCTTGGCAATCTGCCCGTTGGCTTTAGCCTTGCCCATGTCCAGTTCGTGCCTGTAATACTTGCGGAGGGTCTTATCATCAATGCCTACCAAGCAGGCAATTGATTCGTGAGGCAAGCCTAATCCGCTACTGGACTCAACCAGTTTGCGGGATTCTGCCGTTGGCTCGTGTTCGTGGTTCATTTATAGAGGGGAATTTGCTGAATATTAAGCAGATTCTACTGTTTCTGTCAAAAGAACGGCTTTTTTGCCTGTAAAGTCTTCCCATCGCTTTACGATCACATCGCAATATTTAGGGTCTAACTCCATCAGACGGGCGTAGCGTCCATGCTTTTCAGCCGCCAACATTGTTGTCCCGCTTCCACCAAAGGAATCCAGCACAATGTCGCCGCCTTTGGTGTTATTGAGCATTTGGTATTCAAATAAAGCAACGGGCTTCATGGTTGGATGTTCCCCATTGCGGCTTGGCTTATCAAACTCCAATATGGTGGTTTGCTTACGGTCTGCTGCCCAAAGGTGTCCAGCGCCTTCTTTCCAGCCATAAAGACACGGTTCATGTTTCCAATGGTAGTCTTGCCTTCCCATCACAAGACTAGATTTCTTCCAAATCAAACACTGACGCACCTTCCACCCAGCATCTTGTGCCGCACCACGGAAGTTATAGCCTTCTAAATCGGCGTGCCAAATGTAAAAAACTGACCCCGGCTTCATCACCAAATCTGCGGTTACATAAGCATCACGCAAGAATTGCCGGAACTGATCGTCACCCATGTCATCATTTTTAATGGTTAATCCTGTGCCCCCTTCATAGGCCACGTTATATGGCGGGTCAGTCAACCACATATCCACAAGTTGCCCATCGCACAGTTTTTCCATGTCGGTAAGACTGCACGAATCCCCACACATTAATCGATGCTTTCCTAATTGATAAATGTCGCCCAGCTTGGTCTTTGGCTCGTCAGGCACATCAGGAACGGCATCCTCGTCCGTTAGCCCTTCAATGACTTCTGGCTCGAGCAATGCACTCAATTCTTTGGGGTCAAAGCCCAGCATCTCCAAGGCAAACCCGTCTGCCAGCAAGTCGTTCAACTCAATGGTCAGCATTTCATTGTCCCAACCAGCGTTTAGCGCCAGCCTGTTGTCGGCAATGATGTAGGCTTTCTTTTGGGTTTCTGTTAGATCGGACAGTTCAATGGTGGGCACTTCTTTGTAGCCCAGCTTACGGGCGGCTAAAAGCCTTCCATGCCCTGCAATGATGCCGTTTTCCCTATCCACCAGGATTGGGTTGGTCCAGCCAAATTCTTTTATGCTTGCCGCAATTTGTGCCACTTGTTCATCAGAGTGGGTGCGGCTGTTGTTGATATATGGTATCAATATATCCACAGGCTTATGCACAATTTTCATGGCAAGCCCAGTGGGTATTGCAGTGTTTCCTCCTTTTTTCATGTGTTCACTATATCAAAAAAAAGGGGGCGAACCCCCGAATGTAGGCAACTGCTTACCAACAGGGTTAGATTTTCGCATCTGGTAGCGGAATGTCAATAGGCCAGCAGTCTCGCAGGGCATCAATTGTTCTGTGATGGGCTTTTAGCCACATTTCTTGGCGTTCTTGGCGGCTCAAATCCTTACCTTGGTCGATCTCGTAATGACAACCAAGGCACAGCGCAGCAACCAAATTGTCATCAGCTTTGACCCCTCGACCCTTGCCGCCGCCCCAGTTTGTGTGTGCCGCTTGCACCATATTGCCAGACCCACAGGCTTGACAGTCAAGGCTTGCCACCATCTTCAGCAGCTTTTTTGACCTTACGTATTGGTGTTTTTCGATCAACGATTGTCTCCAATGTGGAAAACCTGTGCATATTGGCGCATTCCAGTCGCCTTCTGCGGGTGTTGCCTGTGGATATTCTAGATTCTTTGACGATTGTCCATGTTCCGCATTCTGGACACTTCATTGGTGCGCCCTGTCTTGCAGTCGGTTGGTGGCCTCTCGAGTCCGCCAAATTTCGACATCTAGCCTAGATGCCTCAATCTCCCAGCGCAGGGTTTCTTCCTGGGCTATTGCCGCGGCCAGCCCTTTCAGCAGGGTGTGATATTCGGGGTCAGCGTATGCCTCCCGTTCCTGGGCGTTTGCCGCCTCGTAGCCCATTTGCAGGGCATCTTTCATCAAAAGGGCTTTTTTAGACTTGCGGAATTCCTCAAGATACACCCGCTGGGCTTTGGCATCGCCATAGGCTCGGGCTTTTGCGCGAATGTCTTGGGCGGCTTCTTCTGGTTTCATTTCAAAACTCCAATCATTCTTAAAGCCCCGTCAGGGCCATCAATTCTTGCCAAGGTACTTCCAGACCAATTCTCAAAAAAGTCCGCTTGTAGGGCAGTTAAACGCCTTTTGGGGCCATTCTTGACCTCGACCAGAAAGGTATGCCCCTTGTATCCAACCAAAAGGTCAACTGGTAGGCCAATCACCCAGACGTAAGCGCCAGCGGCCTCCAATGCTGAAATGATTTGCTTTTGGTTGGCATCAACCCTGGCGGCGTATCTCATTTTTTTACATTCTGATTTTTCAATTGTTCAATCCGTTCTTTCACCATACGGGGAAGGTCTTTCCACATTTCGTTTGAATCTTGCAATTCCTTCACTCTGTGTCTGGTGTAATCCAACCACCCCTTTGTCATCGCTAAATGGGCATAGTGATTCGTCAAGGTCTCCAGTGAGGCATAACGCTCGGTCGATGGAGGCACGGCTGAATGTTTGTCCATCTTTAACCTTGTTTAAAAGTTTGTGTGCTTCAAAGTAATTCATGCCAATATCAACGATTGTTGTGCAGTGCGGATGTTCTGCAATTCCATATAGGCAGGGTTCAATTCACAGCCAATGTATTGCCGCCCAAGGTTTTGCGCCACTTGTGCCGTTGTGCCACTTCCCATGAATGGGTCAAGCACAATGCCGCCAACAGGTGCGCCAGCAAGGATGCAGGGTTCGATCAAGTCTGATGGGAATACTGCGAAATGTGCGCCAGCGTAGGGTTTTGGGCTGACTGTCCAAACACTTCTTTTGTTTTTCAGTTCACATATTTCTGTTGGCAAAGCATCTGGATGTTCATTTCCAGTTGATACTTTCCCATCTACATTCCTCATTGCCTTTTTGGGAGAGTTAAAACTTTGTTGTTCTCCAGCATGAATTGATTTTTCTTTTATCGCATCGGCATCGTAGTAATACTTGGGCGATTTACTCATCAAGAAGATGTACTCATGCGCCTTGGTGCATCGGTCTTGCACACTCTCAGGCATAGGGTTTGGCTTATGCCAGATAATGTCTTGGCGAAGATACCAACCATCAGCCCTTAGTGCAAACGCCAGCATCCAAGGAATGCCGATAAGGTCTTTGGTTTTTAAACCCGTTTCATGCAACTTGTCCAGTTTGCGGTCATTTGCTGGCATATTGTTTCTGCCTTCCCGCTGATATTCGGGGCTTGCTCGAGCAAATCCATTGCTGTTGCAATAGCTGTCCCCAATGTTTAACCACAGCGTTCCATCATCCTCCAACACATCCCACACACAGCGGAACACCTCAACCATTGCCTTAATGTATTCATCTGGGGTTTCCTCAAGCCCCAATTGCCCATCGTGCCCATAGTCCCGCAAACCAAAGTAAGGTGGGCTAGTCACGCAAATCTGTGCTTTGATGCCTTGTTCTTTCCATCGGCGCATGGTTTCACGGCAATCACCAAATTCAATCTTGTTCATCAAAATGCCTCCCCATCATCCATCCAATGTTTCACGGGCTTGGTGTTGGGCAACAAGGCAGAAATGTCCTTTTTGGCGGGTTTACTCCCAGACCATTGGTGTTCGGAACACATCGGGCGCTGGCCTTCCATGTGAACCGACCAGCGTTTGGGGCATCCTGGCACACTGCACATCAGGCGCTGAACCTCGTCAATCGGGTCTTTTTTCTCATTGAGTTGATTTTTAAACGACATTTAATTTCTCCCGTTATCGTATTGACCTTCGGCTACTTTCAGAAAATTAGTGGGCATCATCAGCCAATCAAAGCTGGCCTTCCATGCCCGACCATTGCGGTTTTGGGTTCTGCCTGACAAAAAATCAGATTTATGAACTTGGCGAAAGATTTGCCGAAAAATCTCAATGCCTTCCTCTTTGGATTTCAAATCATCCTCGGCATCCACATCGCGCCAGCGGCTGACCAAGTGCTTGCGCCTTGTGTCGTTCAGCATCAAAACCCGTGGAAGGCTTTTGCATTCTTCGTGGTAAAGGTTTAAAAGTTCATCAGATGGACAACTTATGCGCTTTGGGTTGACAACCGATCTATCGGTTTCAACGAATAACTCTGTCTCTCTCTCTGTCTCTGTCTCTGTCTCTGGTGCATCATCTTGATGTCGGCTTGATATCAAATTGTTATCGTCATGTTCCATCCAATGAAACAGCTTGGAAACGCAAACTTCAGTATCCTTTTCTGACATTCTTAGCCTAAATGCCAGTTGTTTGGTGGGGGGAATGCGTCCATCATCTTCGCTGGCAATTAACCAAAGCATGACCAGCACTTTTGCCGCTTTTGGGTCAAGTTCGTGCCATTCAATATCGTCTAAAAGATCACGATACAGCTTGACCCAAGGCGGCTTTCTGTCCTTGAAATGCTGAAACTTCGACCAGTTTTTAATTCGCATAAAGCAAACTCCGCAAATCTCCCAGAAAAGAAACGGCGGCAGGAGGGGAGTTCTCTTTTCATCTGGCTCATGACTTCCAGACTAGCCGTGTTTCAAACAATCTTACATTGAAAACCACTCAGGACGCAATACCATCAATTGCCAAATTCTTGCCTGGGGGACAGTTTTCCATTGGGAAACCGCCGATTGGTGGATGCCCAAGATTCTGGCAAGCTCAGTCTGTGAGCCAGCCAATGCAATAAATTTGTCCTTGTCCATCCTTACATTGTACATAAGTCCGCTAATACCCCCACAGTTGACTTGGGATTATTAGGTGGCTGATAATCACGCCATGCCCTAGCACAACGCACAAGGGTCTTTTAAGGAAATCAAATGCAAATGCACCTCAAAAAATCAGGCTCTGGTTGGACATCAAAAACAGCTTGTGGTCGAAATATGCTTCGCACCCCAATGAGCATGAATTGGGAAGACCTCAAGAAAAAAGACCCACAGTACCGTTGCATCAAATGTGTCTCAAGCAAACAGTTTGAACTCAACACAAAGATGGATGCTCGTAAAGCAAACATCTAACCATGTTTACAGAAGATTATGAGGAATGGCGGTGGGGTCAAATCCTCACCCGCCAATCAGACTACAACCCCGACAACCAACCAGAGGATGAAGAAAATGAAATACCCCAGAACGATGAATGAAGCATTCCCCCACACTGTGGAATACGGCGCAGCCATAGAAATCCACGTTGCCCAACATTCCACTGGCGACAAAGTTATCAGGGTTTTGGCCCTGGTTGCTTTGATCGTGCTGGCCCTTGATTGCTTTGTTTGGAGGCCATGAAATGAACGCAAACCAAATCATTGAGGCCATCAAAGAGGTGGCAGACAAACAGTATTTTGGCGAACCACCCGCTAACCGCTTGGCTTATCACGTTGGGCTTTTGGAATCCCACTTGCGGAATTACATCCAGACCGATCTGATCGCACAGGAATACATCAAAGAACTTGAAACCAAACTCATCGCAAAGGATTCAGAATAATGGAAACCCCAATTGGCCCAAAAATAGCCGCCGCTTTTGTCAAAGCACAGATGCAGTTTGGCAAGGCGCTAAAAACGTCTGTAAACCCTCATTTTAAATCCAAGTATGCAGACCTCAGTTCTTGTATTGACGCTGTTGTCGGGGCTTTAAACGCCAATGGCATAGGTCTTATGCAACGCACCTATGAATGCAAAGACGGGGTGATGGTTGAAACAATATTTGTGCATGAATCTGGGGAAGTGATGGAGTGCGGAATGCTTCATGTCCCAGCCAGCAAACATGATGCAATGGGTTTTGGGAGTGCCTTGACTTATGCGCGGAGATATAGCCTTTTGACCGCCAGCGGCCTCTCGCAAGATGACGATGACGGTGTAGCGGCATCCCGCCCTGCACCACAGATTGACGCAGGGGTTATGGCAGACCACATCGCCGCCATTGATGCCAGCGCCAACAAAGAAGAATTGCAGCTTGCCTACAAATCTGCTTATGAGGCTTGCAAGGGCGATCAGACTTGGATTGCCAAGGTCATCAAAGCCAAGGCAGACCGCATCGCCAAAGCAAAGGAAAAAGCATGAGAAAAAAGAAAGAAATTGGCCTTGAGGAAATAACCCTCAAAGACTTTATCGCCATCTTTGCCATGCAATCAATCTTGCGGTCTGGTGGCGTAATTAACCCCGAATCTTTTAAACAGGATTCGGAACTTTCATACAAAATGGCAGATGCCATGCTGGAGACACGCAATGGAAACTGAAATTATCCAAGGGTCTAGTGAATGGTTTTATCAACGTTTGGGAAAAGTCACCGCCAGCAGGGTGGCAGACGTAATCGCCAAAACAAAGACAGGTTACAGCACCAGCCGCGATAACTACATGGCCCAGCTTGTGGTTGAACGCCTAACCTTTACCAAACAAGAGTCATACACCAACGCCGCCATGCAATGGGGCACAGAACAAGAACCATTTGCTAGGGCTGCTTATGAGGCCGCACAAAGCGTTATGGTGGAAGAAGTGGGGTTTGTGCGTCATCCATCAATTGAGTGGGCTGGCGCGTCTCCTGACGGGCTTGTTGGCGATGATGGATTGGTTGAAATCAAGTGCCCCAATACGTCCACCATGATTGAAACTCTGCTATCCCAAAAAGTGCCTAGCAAATACATCACCCAGATGCAATTTCAAATGGCTTGCACAGGGCGCAAATGGACTGACTATGTTTCATTTGACCCCAGAATGCCAGCCAAGGCGCAATTGTTT